GACGAGCCTCCGATGTGGCTTCGCGCCGTGGCCGAGGTGCTGCGCCCGCGTAGCATCATCATCCTGCTGGCCCTCGCTGGCGTCATCAGCCTGTGGTGGATGACGTGAGCGCGGGACATACGCCGGGGCCTTGGTCGATTGACAGAACTAGCGAGCGTCACGGACAGCGCCCGTATGGCATTAGCGCCGGAAAGCGCGGACCAACGCCGAAAAAAATTGTCAACTGGGGTGGCATGTCTGCGCCCGCTTCCCAAGAAAGCGAAGCCAACGCCCGCCTTATTGCCTCCGCTCCTGATCTTTTGGAGGCGCTGATCGAGGTCGTAGCTATTGCCGACCGCAAGACGGATGCCTTTGACCGCGCCCGCGCCGCTATCGCCAAAGCCACAGGAGAAGCATCATGACCCCCGACGAACTCCCCGCTGATATGGAGGGGCTGGCGGCTAATCTTTTGGCTGACCTTAGCGTCCTCGCAGCAACCGCCCGCGGAGTGCCTTTCTACGTATGGGACCGCTTCGCCAACAATGTCCAGCAAGCGGCTGCCCTCCTGAAAGCATACCAAGAGCAGCGTTGGGCTTTGGAGGCAGCATCCCCTGTCGTTCCGGTAGGGAGCGGGGAGCCAGTGTTCTGGGCTTCCGAATGGCAAGGGAAGGGCGGCGTTTCGCGCGCGACGCATCCCACAGAGGCCGAGGCCGTCGAGAACGCCAAATGGATGGGCGGGCGATATTACGCTCTTGGCGAGGCCGCTCCTGTCGTTCCGGTAGGGGTGAGCAGGGAGGAGATTATCAAGGCCGTTCGTCCGGTTCTGGACCGGCACCCAATGATCGACAGCAGCCAGTCGCACAAGCTGGACATTCAAGCCGGGTGGGTGGCCGACGCCATCATCGCAGCCCTTCGCCCTACCGATACAGGGTGGCGGGACATTACGACGGCTCCGAAGGATGGGACAATGATTCTTGTCGCATACGACGACAGCGCGGCGCGGACAGGGCGGCTGGAAGGCCCGCGTGAGCGGGTTTACGAAGCGGGGTGGGATGAACAGCAGGCGACGTTCGCGGCCCGCAATGGCTTTCTGCTGCACTCCGCTGCAACCCACTGGATGCCTTTGCCTCCCGCCCCTACCGATACAGGGAGGGAGTGATGGTTCGGCAGAGTTTTCGATGCGATTTGTTCGGACACAAAATGCCGGAACAAGGGTGGTGGGGAGACGGGCTTTATGGCCGGGTCGTTCCAAGCGGGACTGACGGTATCGGTCGATCACATTTTCACGTTGTTCACACCTGCCCGCGATGCGGAGCCGATTGGACCACCGCCCGCTTCCACGGTCATCAAGTGGAAAAATACATGGAGACCCCCAATGACCACCCCTGACATAGCCGGTCTGTGCGAGAGGTTGCGGGCTGTCGAAAGCAGCGGACACGGGGGTGTGACGACGAACTGGTATCGCAACCCTGACGGCATTGAAGCAGCCGACACCCTTGAACGCCAAGCCGCTGAGATAGAGAGGCTGCGGGAGCTTCTGCGCTGTATCCGCGACACGCCAGCCAACGAGTTTGACGCGGTCGATGTAGGCAACCGCGTTCTAGCCGCCCTTACAGGAGAAGACACAGCCACGCTTAGTCTTTCCTGCAAAACTCAAACCGACGCTCGCACAAGGGGTGACGGATGATGGTTCACTCCGCGCAAGGGCGCTCCGTCCCCACCGAGATTGAGGCAACGCTTCCGGCTTACTGTTGCCAGTTTGCGCCCGACGCTACCGGCACCGTTGACCTTTTGGAACGCGCTATTCTCGGCGTGTCGCAAGGCAAATACGATAAGTTTGCGGCGCAGCTTTTAGTCGCCGTGCTTGCTGATCTTGGAACGAGGCCGGGTTTTGTTTTGGAGCCAATAGATGCGGTCAGCTTTTTTGGTAGGCTGAACGCAAAAAGGCCCGCCGCCCCGGTGAAGGGACGACGGGCAACAAGTCCCTAACGGGAACGGAAATGGTTTAGCCTAGCTCAATGTCGGCATCATCAAGAGTGCCGGGGTCTGGGCGCAAGTCCGTAACGGAACGCGGGAAGGGTCTGCCAATGTGCGCGGCCCATTTTGCTCGCTTTGCCGACGCCTTGCGATTAAGAGCGCGGGCGGCGGCGATGCCTAGCAGGAGGGCGAACGGATTAAGGTTCACGGTTCACCCTCGCTATCGAGCAAGTATGCCGTTCAACCTCGCCATCTTGCCGATGGTATGTCACCGCCTCGATTGACCGCTTGGAGCGATAGCCCGAGGCGTGAGACCAAATGTCAGGGGCCGCAAGGGTCCGGCAGTATTCGACCGTGACGCCGGGGTGGTCCTTAACGTCTTTGTGGTGAACGTGGCCGACGAACCAGACCCGCGAGCCGTGTTCCGATGCGAGCCACATAGCGGGGGCATCCACTGCCATCAGCAAGGGCAAGTTTGCGCCCTTTGCCCCGTCGCCGTGTGTAGTCCCGATCAGGTTCGCGCCAAAGCCGTGAAACCAATAAGGGTTAGGGCTAGTGGAAACCGTGACGCGCGGTTCGTTTTCGTAAATCGCCGCCATCATTTCGGCCAGCATCAGGGCCGTTATGCCGTCATGGTTTCCGGGGTTAATCCGCACGGTCACATGATTATGCTTTTCCAGCATCCGAGCGACGTGGTGGCGCTTGCACCGAATGACAGCCCGGACGACTTCGGCGTGACGGCCATGCGTGTCTAGATGATGCCCAGACCGCGTTCGAGCCGCGTTGTTATCAGCATGGAGACTGTCGCCAAGGTCAATAAACAGCGCATGGGATGACGGGGCAGCGGACGCCACAAGCCGATCAATCGCGGCCTTCATCACCCGCTCATATTCGACCAGATCAAAAGCCTGTCCAGTTTCGTCTTTCCACGCATACAGGCCCGCGTGAGGGTCGCCTTGCGGATAGACAGTTAGCAGGTCGTCATCCGTGTAATCAGGCCCGGAAAGCGGCGCGATAGGCTCTAGCCCATCAAGAAGCCCCGCCTTGATAGCTTGCAACCGTTCAGCCTGCGATTCAGCGTCTGGGGACTGCCGTTCCCAAACCCTCTCAACGCCACCGGGGCCGCGCTGAATGGTGACTTTGCCCATAACAAAGCCGGGGGCTACGCCGTCGTCAAAATGGCCGGGGGCGTGTCCTCGCCTAGCCGCTTCCTTTTTGTATGTCGCAATCGCTTCGTTGACCGAACTCTTAGCAACACCAAGCGCCCTAGCTGCGGCGTTCTGGCCGCCGTGTTCTTTTACCGCTTCTAGATATCTAATTTGGGTTTCAGTCACCCATCGGGGATACTCGTCATTTTCCGGCGGAATAAACGACAAGGCCATGTCAGATCACCAAAAGCGCCAGAACGGGCGGGGATGGGGTGCCAAGGCGCGAGATTGAGCGTCGAAGGCTTGAACCGCTAAATCCCTCCGACCGTCGCACACGGCCAGCATTAAGCCCCTAGCGTCGTGCGTGACTTCTAGGTCAGCAATGGTCGGGCTATCGGGCAGGGTCGGTAACTGGCACGGCGTCCGCGCCGCTTCCGGCAAGGTCAGGACTGGCGCAGATGGTCGGGGAGACGATGCACAGCCGGTGATCAGCAGCCCGAATACGAGCCACGCGGTCAGGGTCAAGGGGCGTTTCAGCATCAGGTGCCGTCCTCGCTTCGGTTTCAGCTTGGCGGGCAAGGTCGCGGATTACAACCTCCCGCGTGTGAAAGGTTTGTGTCGCCGCCGCTATTTCAGCGTTGCCGACCGCCTCGCGCTCTAACACCGAGACCTCCGTTTCCAGCCGGTCAATCTTGCGGGCATCAATGCCGAACGGGTCAAACTTGAGGCCGAGAAAGCTAGGACGGGCTAGACCGGCGAGGCCGAACATCACCACCGCAACCGCTGCAATGACAAGCCATCCGGTCGGGGTGATGATGCGGAGATAACGCATTAACGATGAAGCTCAAAGTGAGGGCTGTCAGTCTCGCCTTTTTCGCGCGGTTTGCCGTCACGGTCCCAGTCGGCTCCCCATCTAATAGGAATGCCAAGCTCTTGCGATGCCGCGAACATCGCCTTGCTAACCACATTTAGCTTGGCATGAGACCAATCGACTGGGAAAGGAACCAGATCGACAGCGTGTCCGAACCCCGTTTTTGGATTGAGGAAGTGATTGCTATTCAGCGTCCATGTTACTTTAGGGCCGGGCTTGGTGCGGCCTTGAGCGTAAAGGTCCCTTTGACGCGCTGGCGTCCTAACGCCCTCCAAAACCATAAAATCTTGAGCGGTTAGCTCAATGGCCCGTTGAACCACCTTAACCAAATCAGGATGAACGCCTTGCAAGCGGGCGCGGGATTGAGGGCCTAGAACATAGGTCATGGCTTTTTCCAGCTTGCGACGATGCGGGCGAGGTCAGAGGCTGACGCTCCCCCCATATACATCAAGGCAAAGAACGCTTGCGAGGCTATCAGGGCCAGCGCAATGTCACGAAGCGGGCCGCCTTCGGTTAGCTTCCAGACGATCAGGGCCAGCAGGATTGTGGTCGCGACGACGTAGCCAATCGTGACCCATCGCCGCCAGTGAAATGACGGTTCAGGCGCAGGGTTGTCCGACAACGGCATATTGTCGGTCATGACAAGCCAAGCACGGCAGCGACGCGGGGAAGCAACAAGGTCATCACCACGCCAAATCCGACAGCCGCGCCCATTTGCCAGCGTTGCGTCAGCATGATCGCTTCCACCTTGGCTTCCAATTTCTCAACCCGGTCGATCAAATGTCCTACGTCGTTTGCGACCACCTCCACGCTTGGAATGCTCATTGTCCAGCATCCGCTGCAAGAGATACGTCCCGGCGATTAAACAGCCAGACGCGAAGACGATCCACGCCATGACCCACTCCGATGGCCGCGAGGGTAAGAAGCTGGACCACGAAGATCGCGTTGACAGCCACAACATAGGTCCACAATCCATGCTGTGTTAGCTCCCCGGTTTTCCATAGTCCGATAGCCACGACATGAAGCGCAAGTTGGGCAACCAATGTCCCGACCATGACATATTTCCAGTTCTCGGGATTTTCCTGATTTGACCGGAAGATCATCGCCACCAAAAAAAGGTCGAGAACTGGCGAAGCCAAAAGCGCGTCGGGGAAACGATAAAGCCCGAGGATTGCGTTCCCGATGCAAAAGACCATTGCAAGCAGGGCGCTGACGCCCATCAAGTCCGCATACTTCTGAGGCTTGGACCGATAGGCCAGAAAGCAGACCACAAAGACGGCTGCGGTCGCGTAAAGATACCAGATCATGGCTTCACCGGCTTGTCGGGGTCAGTGACCGGAGGCTTATCCGTGCCCCCAGAGAAAGCAACAATGTTCTTGCCGTCGCGCGTGGCCATGTAGGCTTTCTGCGCTCGGTCCAGTCTAGCATGAAGAAGGGCAAGGCTTTTCTCCGCTTGCTCTGTTGCCTTCCGCATGGCTTTTGCGGCAGGGTCGCGTTGGTCCGCCTGCTGCGTCGCTTTTTGCATGACCTTTACGGCGGCTTCCACCTGAACGATTGCGCGCCCGATAGCTTCGATGTGTTCTTGTGCAGTCATTGTGTTGCCTTTCCAGTAACGGGGCTTTCAAGCCGCACAAGCCAAATAATGACGGCCACGCCAGCTAGGCCGAGGGTGATGAGATGCCTAGGTTCGAGAACCACGACCTAATACCCTTGGATAACGACGGACCCGACGAAACGGGCCGTAACTGAGTCAAGATTGGTAAACTGCACAGTTGTGGTCGTCGAGGCGGACACGGTAATAAGGTTGTTCGGCGTTTTTGTGCCGCCGATGTTGACCACCGATCCTGCCAGCACGTTTTTGAACGAAGCAATCTTGTCGTGGGTCACAACAACGTCAAACGTCCCGCCCGCCGCTACGCCCGAAACATCAAAGGTAGCGCGAGCTTGGTTAATCCAACCCTCTAGGACTGGCGAACCCGAAACCACAACAGGATCACCCGAGTAGCCCGAAACAACAATCGAGCCGTAACCAAGGAGCGTTTTTGCGTAGTTCGTCACGACGGCAACGGCGTTTGTGAAGCCCGACCCACAGCGGTAATTGACCTCGCCAATCACAGCCGCGTATGCCGGAGGGCTGGCAGGCGTAATGCTGTCGTTTCGTCCGACGTAAATAGGAACGCCAAGACCGCCGCCCGTTTTCGCGCCCGCACCATAAAGGTTAATCTGGTTGTTCCCGCCAGACATCAACTCAACAACCGCCGTGCCGGAAATATCGCCGTCAAAATACACAGTGACATCATTATCCGTCGGGTAGGTCGTGGTGTTTGTCGCCAAAAACTGGAACGCCGAATAGAGCGCGGCGCTGTCGGAAATGTGCAGTTCCAGCTTGTTGCCTCTACACGCGCCCTTGAAAAAGCCGCCAACGCAGTTGAGGCCAGTGTAGTTTCCAAGGTGATTTCTGACGAACGCAATAATGCTGTTGCCGAAACATTCCGGTTGGCCCGGGTCGCTTGCAATGTCGATAGGCGCAAACCGGCTGCCGTCGTCGTGGATTTCGATGTAATTGTTGGACGCGCCAGCAGCCAAATAAAGGCCGTGACGCGGAACGCTGGTTGTGATGACGATGAGATTTGAGTCGCAGAGCGTCCCGTTCAGACCGTAACCGTTCGACCCGCCGATAAATGCTGCAATGCTGTTGCAAACAATACGCCCGCGCCAACGGCGGGGCGGCAACGTCAAATCGCTGATGTCGCTTGCTTGGACGCCAACCGTTGTTTTCGTAATCTCAACGTCAAGCGTTACGTCATGGCAAGAGTTGACCGCCGGATAAATACCACGCTCCACGACCTCGGTGGCTGTTGTGTTGCTGCCTTCCAGTCTGCCGATAACAGTGCAGCCAGGATTAACGCGAACGATGTTCTTTTCGCTGCCAACCGTCGCGGCGGTGCGAATTTTGAGGTTGCAGAACAACGTCACATTGGCCGGGACGTTCAGTTCGTCAGTTGTGTATTGAACGTCGTTGCAAAACACCGTTGCAGGGGCACGCGTTCCAGCATAGGTCAACGCCGCTTGAATAGCTGCCGTGTCGTTTGCCCCGCCACCAAGCGCGCCAAAGTCCTTGGCGTGGATGGTGTCCTTCAATCTGCCCTCGACCGTCCGCGTAACAGCGCCGGTTCCTGATTGAAGAAAGTTCACGAATGACGAAGCAATCTGCCCCAGCGCCACAAGGAAGGCGCTGTTGCTCGCCGTGGCCAGCAAGGAGCGGGCAAACGAGGTCAGGTCCGCCATTGCCCACGTTCCCGCGCCAGTCGCGTAGGGAACCTTATTAGCAGCGGAGGTCAGCGCCGCGATAGCAGCGAGGTCCGGGTCATACGCGACCACATCGCCGTAATAAAGTGAGGCTTTGATGTTGTCGCGGTTGCGTAGGTCAATGATCGGCAAGCCGTCCGCGTCGGTAATCGCCACCGAGTAAGCAACCGCCGTATCTGCAAAGATTGAGGGAAATACCCCCGCCGCGTCAGCAGAAAGCGGGTTAGGGTGCGCGACGTTGAGAGCCGCCGTAGTGTAAACCGGCAGGAGCGTGGTGGTCTCGTTGACGTAAAACGTCAGTTTCGCCCCAGCTACCGGGTTCCCGTTGATGTCCAGCGCGGGCATACAGTTGGGGATAATGATACGGCCTGCCGCCATCTGGTAACTCCGTCATAGGAAGCGGCGTCGTCCGACGCTGCAAAGTGTGTTATTAGTCGCGGATGCAGAAACATCCGTTGTGGGGACAAGATACGTCCCGTTGGGCTTGGTGGCAGCACGTCGTCGCTTGGGCCATTTACATTACCCTGATGGGCGGGTTTGTTTGGTTTGCCCGAGCTATTGTCACTGCGATCTGGTCATAAGACGGGGCGGTTGTTGCGGAGCCGACGCTGCTCCCGCTTGAGCGGCGAGAAACGGTGACAGCTCCGAGACAATCTGACGCGCTTCCTGATCTGGGAAGCGTGTGCGGAGGATTTGCAACACGTCATCGACGCGATCTGGGTCCGTCGCAAGCCGCACGATCATTTCCGCTTGATCGTCAGAAATGCCTGCCGAACGGATGACATCCATCACGCCGCCGATAGCTTGTAGCAGGCGACCGCTAAACAAGTTCCCAGCGATACCGCTAGCTTGCATGGCCCCTTCATCTTGAGCGTTGAGGAATGTCGGAGACCCGGCGCGCGGATTGACGTTAGCGCCAGCCGAAACCATGCGCCGCCCGACTTGCGCGCCCTGCTGAAGGTCCGTCGCGCCTTCGAGTCCGAGAAGCGCCGCTGCGCGCTGCTGCTGACCCCGACCAGTTGCCAGTTTGTCCAGCAAGCCCGGAGCGGAGCCGCCAGTTTCACTGGCGCGCTCAATAGCAGCGCGAGCGGCGGCGCTGGCAATACCGCGCTGGGCGTCGTCCATACCTTCAGCAGCCGCAACAAAGTCTCCGGTATAACCGGACCCCAAAAACCGCTCCCCGGTCTCCACGGCACCGCCAAGGCGGGCGCGGGCGGCATAGTCTGTCAGAGCTGCATCATAACCGGGATTTTGTGCCCGCACGTCGTTGCGAATCGTCCGCCCCAACGAACCAAAAACGCGGTTCCTGTTAGCATCGGCACCACCAGCGCGGTTCAAATATCGAGCCATCAAGTCCGCTGCGCCAACGGTTATTTCCGCGCCCGCCGGATTGTCGAGGGCGACATCTGCCAAACGGTTTAGTTCGGCGGCAATGTTGCGCTCATCCACGTCAGTTGAGCTTGCAAACAGGCGCGCCGCATCGCGCACGGCGGCGCGCCCTTCGTCGCTTCGCAACGCCATGACGCTATCGCGGTTCAGGGTCACGCGGTCGCCGCGAACGGCTCCAAATGCATCGGCAGACGCAGTGCGCTGATATGCTTCCAGCGCCTCATCCAATTGGCCGGGAGTTGCTGATATGGGGGAAACGCGCCCGCCAAGCCCAGCTGCAAAATCCTGCACCTCAGAACGACGCCCGGCAGCGAAGTCCTCGGCCACGGCGCGGCCCGGCGTCTGGCGGGTTGCGGCCACACGGACACGCCCTTGCACATTAGAGCCGCCCACGTCTGCCGCCGTCAAATTTGCGCCAAAGCGGCGACCCTCCTCAAGCCGAGCGGTTGCTTCCGCAGGGTTTACGCCGCGCATCATGGTGCGAACGGCGCGGTCTTCGCCCGTCATCGGGCGGCGCGTAAAGCGGCTAAAAAAGTCGCCAGCCCCTTCAACAATCGGGCGGGTTATGCTGTTTGTCATAGCCCCGGCAATCCGGCCAATAACAGGCCCGGCGGCACCCGTGAGCGCTCCAAAAGTAGCCCCGGAACCCGCGCCCTCAAGTTCGCGCCCGTCGTCAGCCAGTCCAGCGCCGTAAAAAGCGCCGACCGGAGCGCCGACAGCCGCGCCGCGTGTCGCTTGATAAGCGAGGTTTGGGCCGCGCGTAATCCATTGTCCGGCACCGCCGCCCAAGGGGATTTGGGCCGTAAAACCAGCGACACCGCCGAAGTTGCGCGATGTCGGGTTGTTCTGCCGGTCGTAATCACGCAGCCACGCTTGAGCTTGGCGGACTCGATCATAGCCTTCGCCGGTCATAAGCCCAAGAACAGCGGCCATGCCTTTTTCAGCAAACGGGACTTGCTCAAGAGCGGCGCGATCAAAGGCTCCCTGACCGCCCAGAATGGGGCCGCCGTCTCCAACGCCGCGTATCAGGCCGCCATTATCACCGCCGCTATTGCCGCCTCCCGCCGCAGGCCCATTAGCCGGGCCAGCCGGAGGCGCGCCGCCATCGCCTTCCGGCAAAATAGGATTGCCTTCAGCGTCACGCGGAAAGCGCCAAACGCCATCGCTGCCTCGGGTCATACCGCGAGCGCGCAACACGTCAGGGGTTTCATCCGGGAGAAGGTCGCGGATGTTCAGTTGCCCCGCATCGGTGTCTGGATAAGCAAGGTCTTGCAAGTCGCGCCCGGCACGACGGCGCGACGCTTCAAACGCCGTTCTGCGCGCATCCTCAAGACGCTCGCCAATGTAGTTATAGTTCTGGCCGGGCCGCGCAAAGTTGGTAATTTGGTTGCGGATTACCTCGGCTTCAGGCGACGCCGCCCCTGACATTGCTTTTAGTTGAGCGTCTGTCCATTGAAGCTCCGCCTGTCTTGCACGGTCTCCAGCATCATCGCGGATGAAATTACCGACGCCACCCATCAGAGGAATGTTGTCGGTAAAGTTTGCCAAACCAGCGCGGAACCCAGTGGGGTTAAAGCCCTCCCGCAATGCTTGCTGATACGATTGCTCCGCGTCAGCCATCAACTGCGCGTAGCCGCCCGCCTTGCCTTGGTCTTCTGTCAGTTTTTCGTTCGCAATCCGCTGCGCTTCAGCCTGACGCTCCGCTGCGGCAATGGCCCGAGACTCCCGCGCGTCCGTCAGTTGGTCCATCAGAACGTCGCGCCGAGCTTGACGGGCTTCGTTGCGGTCAGCCCGGCTTGCCGATGCGCTTGGGGCCGTTGTCCAACCTCCGGCCTGCGGAGTAGCGTCAACGACATATTCAGCGCCATTCCACGTCGCGCGCTGGCCGTTCGGGCCGTAAATGACGCTAGGGCGATCTTGCATTTCAGTCACCATGAAACGTGAATGTGTGTGCGCTCATTTAGAACACGGAACCCGGCTTGGCGCATCCTTGCCTCTAGCTGCTCCATTGTCATCCCGGCAGGCGGGGCGAGGTCTAGGGCTTGGCCTTGAAGGTGGAATGACGTGCTTGACGGGTTATAGCCTTGCCGACGAAGGCGAGCCGTATCGGCTGACGTTCTATCGGCATTGGTTACGCGAACGCCGGGAACAAGGGCTGCAACGGCTTGCTGTGCCTCACCCGACGACTGAAAAGAAACGCGCGGGGTCTGCGCCCGTTCTGACGTAGCCCGCACCGGCTGGCCCGGCGCGGGCTGATTAGGGTTTGGCGGGGCCACTGACCACCCCGGCGGGATGTTAGCGCCAAGCGATTGCGGCGGGCTGTTGTTAGGGGCTACCGGCGAACCGGGCGGGTAATACACCACGCCATCCGCCGCAAATGGCCGGGTCGCGTTCCGTTCATCGCGGCGCTCCGCCAAAAGTTCCGCCGCTGACATATTCGACCGATACCAGCCGGTCAGCATTTCGTCGGTCAGGTTTTCTGGGATTTGCTCGGGCGGAATACCGGCTTGCCCCGCTGCCACAAGGGCCTGTTGCCGCCGTTGCACCGGGTCTTTGATTTCCAGCAGTTGCAGGCCAAGACGCGCGAAGTTCTCAGCCCTTGCCCCCGCCGCCGCGATTTCCGCTTGGGAGGCTGAATCACGGAATTGACGGATGCTGTTGAGCATCTCCATATCACCGCCCGCCGCCGTGGTGGCCGCGTTAAAATCGCCGCCCGCAAGAGCCGTTCCGACCGCCTGTCGCGTCCCCAGCCCTTGCGCCCGTTCCGCCCCTTGCGTGTCTCCATACTGGCCAGCCGTAGCCGCTGCGCCGGTATAGTCCCGCGCCGCAATCTGGCCCGCATAGGTGCGGTCGCCACGCGCGCGATACATACCCTGCCCCATCTGCCCGCCGGTCATCAGACCGCGTTGAAAGCCGTCGAATGGATTATTCATCGTCCGAACCACCCTTGCGAGCCGCCATAAAGGCCAATGCCCGTGCCAATCGCGCCAGTCCATGCATTAGCACTGTTTGTCTGGCCTTGCGCCCGTGCATTTGCCCCGGTCATCATCAGGTTCCCGACGTTGCTCGCGTTTTGCATCCCGGCCTGACCGATGCTGCCCGCAATCTGCGGAGCCTGACCGGCAATACCGCCAACACGGTTTAGCCAATCGTTATAGAAGCTGCCGAAGGTGTTTTGCCCTTGGGCTTCCAGCGCCTTCATGCGGCGTCCCGAATACATCCCGCCGACCAGCGGAGCGGCGCGGTCAATTGCGGTGATGCCAGCGCGAAGCTGCTCTTGATAGCCCGGCGTATTGCGGACTTGAGCGCCAATGTCGAGAGCGCCTTGGTTTCCGCCCGCTTGACCGGGCTGGACTTGCGGGTCATTTCCGGGGACGCCAGCACCGCCGTAAAAAATCTGCGGCCCGCCAACGTCTTCACCGCCCGGCATATACTGCCCGCCGCCCGTCATCATGCCCGGTGACATCTGAACCGCCATATCCGACGCGCCGCCGCCTTGGAACCCGCCCTGCGAAGGCCCGCCTGACACGCCTTGGAACCCGCCTCCCGTCATCAAGCCACCGCCGCCCTGAAAGCCGCCCGGTGCCTGTCTGGGCTGGGATTGGGGGCCACCCAAGCCAAGCGCTTGCATATACGTCCCCGACGCGCCCTCGGCCCGACGATATGCGGGCATCTGTAGGGCGAGAAGCTGCTGGAACTGCTGATTTTGCAGATCAGCGGCGCGGTCGGTCGATTGCGAAATCGTGCTGCCCGCGCGCCTTGATGCGCTGGACGACAAGGCGGCAGAACCGACTAGGCCGCCGCCGATTAGAGCGGCTGCTGGAATACCGATTGGCATAGTGTTTTTCTTCCTACAGGGGAGGCGACCCAAGCCTCGCGGGATAGTTCCCAAAGCCGCAACCGGCAGGGCATTCCAACGTCTTTGAACTCGCCACAAGCCCGCCAACCGTGGGAACGAGGCGGGCGCGATTGCCAGCGGCCTTCCTGCTCATGCGTCAGGATTAGGCTGGCGGTTTGCAGAATATCGGGCATGACCCGCTTGCCAAACGAAGCGACCTCGCGGCCCCATCCCTCCGGCGTAAACAGCGTGTGCATCTCAAAAACAAAGCCAAGAAAATCGACCGGCAAGAATATAACACCGCCGTGGTCTGACGCATAAGGCTTGGCCATCGGGTTAAGGATTAGCGGACCTAAACTTTCCGGCTCTTGCCCAACAAAAACGTGGGGAGCAACCTGCGGATGGAACGCGACCTTATCCCAAAAGGCCACATCGCGACAAATCAAGGCGTTTGGTCCGACCGGAACAGGTTAAGCGACAGGTTCACAACCGACCCGGCGTCCGTCTTAAAATACAGCGCAGCACCCGCCGCCACCATCATGCCCGCAATGTCCAGCGAGGTCGATTGACCGGCATAGACCGTCTGAACGTGAACCTTGTTTGCATCCGTGGCCGAGCCGCCCGATGCCACCTGATGCACCGTAACCAGACGGGCCACCGTGTCGATGTTCTGAACTTGCGCCCGCACAACGGTCACAAGCTCGTTAGCGCCCGCCGTGGCCAAAGCGACCGAACTGGTCGTTAGAACCGTGGCAACGCCCGTGCCTCTTGTCGCCATCAGTAAAACTCCACCACCCAGATTTTGCCCGCGCCGCCATTGCCGCCAGCCCTTGCGTTACCCGAACGGGCCGCGCCACCGCCGCCACCAGCTCCGTTAAACCCGGCCCCGCCAGCGCCGGACACCGATGAACTGGAACCGCCGCCGCCGCCGCCAAAGCCCGCGCCGATGAACGTGGCCGAAATCGCATTTACACCGCCGTCAGAGCCGGTCCCGAGACCACCCGACCCGCCGCCACCCGTTGCAAGCGCGGTTCGCGGTGAGCCTGCCGCGCCGGAACCCCCGACCGCGTTTGAGCCGTTGTAATAAGCGCCGCCACCGCCACCGGGCGCGCCCATTGCCGTATTCGGCGCATCCGAACCGTCGCCGCTTGAACCGCCGTTTCCACCGCTACCGCCAAGATAAAGACCGCCAACCGCCGTGTTCGCTGCGCCCGCCGTCCCGGACGCCAAACCAGCCGTTCCGCCCTTGGCAGCCAGAAAGTCTCCAAACGCGCTATTTCCGCCCGCCGTGCCGTTTGAACCCGCCGCGCCCCCGGTTCCAGCCGCGCCGACCGTGACCGATACCGTGACCGGCAAGAGAGAGCCTTCAATCGCGGCAAATGATACGTTTGCACCGCCGCCGCCGCCGCCGCCGTTCGCACTGGCAGTGCCGCCGCCACCGCCACCCCCACCACCCACGCCATAGACATGAATGGCCCGAACGTCGGGGTTAAGCCGCCATGTGTCGTTTGCCGTGAACTGGATAACCCGCGTTTGAGGCGGACGGGCCAATCCGCCTAGAAACTGGGCGAAGTTGGTATCCGTGGTCTTCTTGTAATCATCCAACATTGCGCGGATGCGCTCGACACCCTGCGCTTGCACCTGCTGCAACGCCGTTTCCAGCGTTCGCCGCACCTTTTCCTCACCCGAGGCCGTCGTCAGTGACGACAACTGACTAAGCAAGGTCGTCCCTAGAACGCTGTCCAGATCGTCGTTAAAACCGCCCGTCCGACGCCAGAGGTTCGTCATCACCCGCAAGCCGTGCGGGGTCAGAACGCCCGTTGCCGGGTCAATAAACGCTATGCGCGTCCCCGGCGGGTCAGCCTTAACCGGCCTCGGCTCAAGCGGCGAAACCATCAGTCAATATCCGCATAAGCCGCGAATATCGCCCGCTTTGCCGCGTCCGTAATCGTGAACTTGAACGCGCAACCCCGGCTCATACCCTGACTTGACCATATAACACGACGGAACCTGTCGCCTTGCTTTCCGAACGACCGGATGAGCGGCGTCGAAAACTCCTCACCATCCTCAGTCCGGCTTAGGGTGATTTTCGGGTCCAAAGTCTGCGACCCCACGCCAGCCTCAATGCGAACCTCAACGCTGTTGATGCTAAACCGTTCGCCCTGATTATCAATCCAAGGCGTAATCATTTCAAACGGCAGAACCGCACCGGCTTCGGTGTAGCCGCCAAGCTCATAAACCTGCGCGCCGCCAACCAGATGCTTTCCGTGGGCATAGGCATAATAAGGCACTGACCATGTGTCAGACCCGTATGACGCCCGTTCATGCCAAAGGTTCGTCGCTTGGTCCCAAACCACACAACCGGACGGGTTACGGAACACCACGAACAAGTGACCTTGCCAAACGTGCGCCGTGGCAATCGTCAGCGATGCGTCAGCCCATGAAGCGATTTCTTTCTCAATCGCAAAGGTGCTAATCCGCGCCGCCGTGCGCCCATCCAGACGCCGAACCGTCTTATCCGACGCAATCCAGAAAATCGTTTCGTTCGTTGCCGCCTCGGCCCGGACCCCGATCAAGCCAATATCGAGCGGCGTGTCCTGATAGCGCGAAATCGGGAAAACGCTATCGCCCGAATAATACCAGAACTCGACCGACCGCTTGCCGAACAAGATCAGATCACGGCCCACTCGGCGCGTCCTGACCAGCTTGTCCGGCGAGGTGTCCGCGCTGTCAAAGTCCAGCGCGTCATAGTTACCCAGCGGGTCATTTTGCGGCGAGATGAAAAACTGTTCCGTGTCGCTTTCGGTGTAAACGTAAAAGCCGTTCAGATACTCGACCGACGACGCATCCGGCGCATCCGGGTCGGTTTCCTCAGTGACGCTGGACCCGTTATAAACGTAGATCGCACCGCCCACGGTCACGACCACATTGGTCCCGTCAGACGCCATATCGACCACGCCCGCCGGAATGGCCCCTAGCGTCGTCACAGAGCCGTTAGAAGCAATCTCGACAAGGCTGGACGCATTAACCGCAAAGAGCCTGTCAGCGACCGACAAAAGCCCCCTTACGGCCCCGGTCGTAGCAAACGCGGAAAAGCCCGGCGTCCCATAAACCGGCGTCGGCTCGCGACCTTGCGGCGTTTGTTCCAGATACCCGTTAATCAGTCGTTCGGCACTAACCGCCGGGGATAGCGCCTCGCCGCTTTGCTTCCCAATCTGAAGCGGAACGCGCATCAGTAATAGGTCGCCCGCACCGATTCCCGGCGCTCGCTCGATTTAGCGGCGGCTATCATGGCCTCCGCGCCGGTCGCGTCATACGACTTGGCAAAAATGTTCATGGACCGCACCGAGGCAAGGTCACAAAAGGCACCCGCCACAGCGTCCGGGATGCTGTCTTCATCCCACCAGACCAAACCCTTATCCATCAGCCGGGCGCGCTCTTGATCGACGCGGCGACCCACGCGAGCGAAGTCCTCGGCGGCGGGTTCCGACACGGCGTCGATAACCCGCAGATTTTCGAGAACCTGTCTGATAGCTTCGGCTCGGGTCATAGCGTCTTCCTGCAAAAGAAAGGGGCGGACCAGACTAGGCCCGCCCCAATCTCAACCGCCTTACGAAGCGGCGATACCAACCGTGTTACCAGCCGCCGTGGTGGCAAAATAGCCAGTCACAACGCCGTGGTCTTTCAGGTCGTCAGTGTCGCCAGCGCCGGTCCCGAACAGGATTTTGCGGACGCCGTAGATGCCGTCAATGGCGACGCCATACTTGTCGCCATAGTCGAACTCTTCCGTCTTCGAGCGCCAACGCTTCGCGTAAGCAACCGCAACGGCTTGAGCGCCGAGCAGGTAAACCGGCGTTACCTCAGTGGTGCCCGAAGCGCCAAGGTTGAGATAAACCGGGATGTTGTCCTGCTCCTTGACGATGACGCCATTCCAGAAAATGTCACCACCCTCGAAGAGCTTGGCGGCTTCCATCTGGACCGACGTATTCGCCAGCACCTCGTTATCGATGCTGTCCCGCAGGTTCTTGAACGCGGCAGGGTGGCAGAGCGCGACGTAGTAACGCTTGCCGTTGCCGGGGTCACGAACCGGACGGATTTTCGGGTTTGCCGTCTTGGCCTTCAGAATCATCCCGTCCAGAGCGTTCGCGTTGAACAGGTCGTTCGTGGTGTCGAGAAGGGCCGCGTCAGCGGAGAAGTCAGTGAAACCACCGACGCCCGCACCGAAATAAACGCGGTCGGCGTTATCCACCAGCCAAGCGTCACGCTGGGCTTCAGTCGAGGCGGTGAACGAAATGTCACCGTTGATCGAGCCGAGGGCCTGAATAACGAGGTCGCGGGTGTCTTCCATCGCCCAATCCTTCAGCGTGGCGCGGCCAGCTTCACGAAGGGAGATAGCCGACTTTTGCTCGCTCATTTCAGCGATGCGGACGGCGTTGCGGCGCTTGTTGACGTAAATCCGCATGGAACGCGAACTCATGTCCTCTTCGTTGCCTTCCAGCGTCGAAGTGCCGGTGACCGCAGCGTTAGTCAGGCGATTAACGAGAGCGATGGTGATGGAGTCGCCCTGCTTTTTGGTCAGGTCTTCCTTCACTTGGATGACGGAGTTTTCGTCCGCACCCATCATGGACTTGATTTGCAGGTCCTGAAGATACTCGGTGAAGAATTTGTCTTCCCACTGCTGAACCACCAAGCCGGTGGCCGAAACCGTGTCTGCCATTTTCGTTTCTTTCTATAAGATACCGGCGTCTCTCGACGCGGGCGTGATTGTTACCGCTTGAGGATGTCCCCAATCGGCGTAGGACCCGCAAAGGCCGGACCTGTGCGCGACGGCGCGACAGACCGCTGACCCGATGCGGGCGCGGGAATGCGGGGCTGGGCCATCGGCGCGGACGCCTGAAACTCAGCTTGGATTTCTGCCCGAAGGCGGTTGCGCTCGGCTTCGCGCCAAGCGTTCGGGTCGTCCCCGATCTCAGCCGAGAGTTTCTCTCGCTGGTATTGTTGGAAAGCCGACCCCCAAGGGTGACGCTGCTGGATGGCCCACGCCTCAATATCGGGGCGCGTCGTCAGCCATTCCTTCACCGCGTCAAACTCTTGCTCGCCGTGCTTATCGACGAAACGGTCCTCCGACCGCTCAAGTCTATCCATCACCCGCATGGTCTCAAAGTGACCGATTGGGTCTTGCCGGGGGTCCGGCAGATGCTGTTGCGGAACCTGCTGACGGGCTTGCTCAAGCTCGCGCTCAAGAGCCGCTGCACGGTCCTTTTCCTTCTTCAGTTGCTTGCGATACCAGAACGGCTGTTCGGCCTCTGGTTTCGCCTCCGGTTTAGCCTCCGGGGCGGATTCCTGAACGGGGGCTTGCGCCTCCACAGGAACCGACTGGTCATCCGCCAGAATGGCCTCAATACCAGTCGGCTCCATCTCGACCTCATGGGTCGGGGCTTCATTGTCGATCATGCGATATGTGGCGTCTCTCGACGCTACCTCTCGGGCTTACCGGCCCGGACGGACCTCCGCTTATGCGGCGATGAACTGCCCCTGATCGGGGAACTGTGGAGCCATAGTCCGTCCGGCGATTTCCTCGCCTTGGGCCATGCTCTTGAATGCGTCGGCGCGTTTCTTCTCGATGTCCGCTGCGGCCATGTCCTGTTGCATTTGCATCTGACTTTGTTGCGCCGCCTGCGCTTGCGGGTTCGGCTGGGCCATACCCTCTAGAACCTGAAGGATTTCCCGCTTTTGGTTAGATGTCAACGCCGGGTGTGTCTTAACCGCAATCTGGGCAAACTGCGGCGGCATCTGCGCCAGCATCGGCAGGGTCGTCACAAACGCCTGATAAGCCTCGCCCTGCATCGTGATGACGTTTTCGGCGTCCGCTATAATGATGTCCACGTCCATGTCTGCAACGGCATTTTGTTGCTGGACCGGATAGCCAAACTCATCGACTTGCGTGACGTTGAGACCAACAGCCTGCGGCGATAGCTCATCATCCGTTACCCTAATCCACCGTTCTGCCGTCCAGAACTGTTGCATCATGTTGGCGAGCATCTGGAACACGCGCTGATCAAAGCGACGAAGCGCATCCAGCAGGTCGCCCATCTCCACCATGCCGCCGGACTGTTGCGCCTCAATGGCGCGGCCCGATTGGCTCTCGACACCCTTACCGAGAAGGGCGCTATTCGGGCCAGCCTGCGCGATATAGCCCATTGCATCGTTAAGGAGGGCCGCTTGACCCGCCGCAAGCTGGATGCCGTCCACAACCTCGAAACGGGCATCACGCATGACCTCAACGTAGAAGTCAGGGCGGGCTAGTTCCTTGCGGGTTTTGCCTACGTCCTCAACCGCGCCAGCCTCGGCAATCACGCCACGGCTTACCGATTGGTGAAGGGCCTTGGAGCGGCGCTTATTGACCTCATCTTGCGGGTCCACAAGATGCCGGACCTCGCCGTAACGGTTGTTATCCCGGTCAACGTGCGCGCTTTCTAGAATGAGCGGGCAAAGGCTACGGCCATCCCGGTCCATATACGGGCTTTCCTGATAGAAAAGCTCGCCCGCCTTTGTGAACTCGCACAGATACCAGCGCCCGGCTTCCTTGTGCCAAAGACTGACAACCCGAACCCGCTTGCGCTTGGGGTCGCCCCAGACGGTCCAGCGAGGCTTGTCGTCGAATGTCTCACCCGCTCGCGGCGAACCCGCCAAGGTCGTTTCCAGAATGGCGCGGGCTTCCTCGCCATACTTCTCGACCGCTTCCTCAAGGTCCATCCATAGAACCTGACCGAGATAGCGAGCGTCGGAAAAGTCCTCAGACGACGAATGAGGGTCAAATACAATGCGGTCCCAAGGGATAGCATTCATCTTCAAAGCGTAGTCAATACCGTCCGGCTCGGCGTAAAGCTCAACGCCGCCGTAGCCCTCCACGACCATGTTTTTCCATGCCCGCGAACGCTTGGCCGGGAAGTCTGCCGATTCAGCCGCAAAGCGCAACCCCGACGTAAAGGCATCCGCCGCCGGTTGGTCGGGCTGATTACGGTAATAGGCTTTCGGGTCGCGCCGCTGCTGCTTCTCAAGGCCAAGCAGGAACTCAACCCGCGACTTGATGACGTTGAACGCAATGGCCGGTTGCCCGCGCTTTTTCAGTTCCGCTATTTCCTCAGCGGTCCATTGCTTGCCGTCGTAATAGTCGCGGTCGCGCTCCGACTTAGTGCGGGCGTCAAGCGTCGCCTCCTCGGCTTCCTCGAAATAGCCAATGACTTTGGCGAGGCGTCCGCCGTCCTGCGAGGCTAGGCTGTTTTCCAATTCGGGCCTTCCTCTCGTCTGCGGTCCCATCGGTCCCTAACGGGCGCGGGTGCCAGAACGGGCTTTTTCCATGTCCGCCGCAATGCCTCAAGGGCATATCTCAAAGCGTCTATGGTATGGTTATTCTTGTCTTCTAGCACGGGCAGAACGTCGCCCGTCATGCTGTCTGTCTTAAACGAGAACAATGTCAGTTCATCTGCAACGTGTTGGCATCGCGGGTGAACCACGATGTCGAATGACTTAAGGAACTCTATCCCGTCTTCAATCGAGCCGGGGCCTTTGATAGCCGGGACAATGCGGAAGCCTTGCCGCCGCATATAGGAAACCGTCTCAGGTCTCGCGCTGTCCGCCGTAACCGTCCATTTGCGGGAGCCTTCGATCTGGTCGAATAGCGCCGGGGTCTTGTCAATCTCGCACCCGACTTCCCAAGCGCATTGATCGACGTAAAGCGTTCGGCCATCCAGATAGCACCGGACCAGAACCGTAGGGTCAACCGCGAAGCCCCAGTCAGCGCCGAAGCGGAACTCCGCATTGCTCGGCGTGTCAAATGCCTCAATCCGCCAGTTCCGAAAGACACGGGCTTCATCCAGCCGCTTGAACTCTCCGTCCCAGATATGGGCATAAACGTCAGGGCGCCGCCGTTGGTCCTCTAGCCGCTGAAGGTTCAGAACCTCCGGAAACCACGGATTGTCACGCCAGTTGATGTCCGTAACGATGCAGTCATCCGCCGGGTCTGCGACGAAGCGCCGATGCGTTGCGCTGTCGTCCCGCTCTGGGTTGTAGCTAATCCAGTTCTCCGCAACCCACCCCTTGCCGCCTTCGCGGATTGTCGGAATAAGTTTGCGCCATGCGACCTCGGAAACGCTCTCCGCTTCATCGGTCCAGTTGCCTATAATCCGCGCCTTGGATTTGATGCTGTCCAGATTGTGCCGAAGGCCCGCGAACGCATACGAAATGCGCCGGTTACGGGTGCGGATGTATTTCTCACCAATCTCGAAATAGCCGTGTAGCCAATCGACCGAACGGATAGCCGCCTTAATCTCCTCCATCGAGGATTCATCGAGGCTGTTAAGATGCTCGCGGCTGGCAAGGAAAACACCCTCAACGCCCATTTCAGCAAGCTGATAAACCCGCAAGGCCGAACGAAGGGCTAGGCCCCTTGTCTTACCAGAACCGCGACCACCCTTAAAAACCCTTGTCCGCGCCGGTCTGGCGAAGTTCTGGGTGATCTTGGGCAGTTCCTTAATCTGCGCTCGCATCCGGGGCCACGAACTCAACCACGGACGGAAGCCACGTCACGTCAGCGTCAACCGTCGCCTCAATGCTCGTTAGCTTGGCGTGAAGGTAAGGGGCCGCAGCCTTGGCCATATCCAGCCGCTCGCTGCGTTCCGCTAGCTCATCCCGCATTACTGACAGCATGAAATCCAGCGGCATCATACCGCCAGCCTCAGCCGCCTCCCGCGCCTTAGCTGTTGCCTTGTTAATCGCACCCGGCTTACGTCCTGCGCCGGGCCTAGCGCCGCCTTGTTTGGCCATCGTGAAATCTGCCTATTTTCTAAACGCCTTAGCAAAGTGGTTTGCGGGCGCTCTCGGCTTCTTTGACCGCTTAGGGTCTATCGCCCCCAATGGGGAAAGCGATACTCAGGGAGCCGGTCCCTGAAATGGTTATGTGGTAGCTACTCGGCTTCCTCAACAGGGGCGCTAACGGCCTTTGCCTTGGCTTTGCGCTTGGGCTGGGCGTTTTCGTCAACGGAGGTGGCTTGCGTGGTCGTCACGCCGTCTTCATCGACGTAAGACACGGCCAGCCAAAGTTGCCCGGCTTCGTCGCGGTAATAGACCCGTCCAGTTTCCATTAGTCGTGCGCCTTAAGAGCAACCCAGCCGAGGGTCGCGCCAGAACCACCCGTCGATACGCGAGCGCGGATAGCACCCGCATTGATGCTGTTGACGGTCACTTGCACGGTTGACGAAGCAACACCAGTCAGCGGGGAGCCAATCGCATACCACGTTGCGCCGAAGTCGTCAGAACCTTCAAGCTGGAAGGCCGGGGCCGTCGTGGTGATAGCGCCCATGTTGACGACAAGCTGAGTGGAGTTGCCGCAATCGCGGGTCAGCAGAACCGGCGTCGTGCTGTTGAGCGTGTTCGGCGCAACCGTCCGGTCGATTAGTTGGCGCGTGTTAGGGAACGAGCCGTTAGATTGAAGGCGGTTCAGCGAGCGAGTGAACGAAGGCGTCGTGCCACCGATAGTCTGCACGTAACGAACGCGGTTGCCGGTCGTCGGCAGGAACGGACTGCGATAGATGCCGGTCCCCGTGATGCGCGGGAAGTCATAGACCGTGAACCAGTTCGTTCCGCCGTCGTCGCTTTCCTCGATACGAACATCCATCGTCGGGTTCGTGCCGGTGACAGCCGTAACCGGAATATTCACTTGATAGGAAATGCCAAAGCCGGGCGTGACAGCGGCAAGCGTTGCAGTCGTGGTGATAGCAGCCGATGCAATGTCGGCCACCGAAGTCATCAAAGGCAGGTTGACGTTGCCAATGGTGTTCGCGCCAGCGGGAAGCGCGTTTGTGATGCCGGTCACCGCCGTGATCGTGCCGGACGACACCGTAACAGCCGGGACGTTCTGGACGTTGACCGGGGCCGCCCCCGAGATGTCGCCGGTCGGGCGGGCCAGCACCTCGACGCGCTGGCGCTCATAATCAAAGATGCGGACGAACGACAGGCGCAGGCACGTCCGCTTGATAACCGCGCCAGCCGAGTTCGTCAGGACGAAATCAGCAGGCAGGGTCGCGGCGAAAGCCGTAGTGCAAGGCACAAGCGTCAAGGCCGTTGTGACCGAGTTAGCCACCTTCCATGCACCATCAACGCCGAGGGTTGCGCCGTTGCTGACGTTCGTAACCCCTTCGACGTTGATGTAATCGCCAATCGACAGGCCGGACCAAGCAGCCGCGCCGGTCAGAACCAGTTGGCGAGTGCCGTTTGTCAGGGTGGAGAGTGTGGCGTTGACGCCCGAGTTGTTATTGACGCCGAGGGCCGACAGGAGGTTGCCGCCTTGGACCTTGGCAATCACACCGCCGTAGCCGGTTACAGTCGCCGCCGTGCCGATAGCAGCCACCGTGAAAGTGGTCGGGGTCAGGACTGTGACCGCCGTGGCCGTCGTCAGGTTCGGGAAAGCCGAGGCCGCGACGTTGCTGTTGCCGTAATAGACAATCAGATCGCCAGTCGTGAGGCCGTGGTTCGTGGCCGTTGTAAACGTGCCGACAGTCGTGCCCGGCTTGCTGACGCTAACCACCTTCGCCGTCAGAACAGTCAGCGATTTGGCGTTATTCGCCCGGATGCGGAACTTGTAAGTAGATGACGGGTCGGGGCACACCTGTGTCCGCAATACGCGCCCGGTCGCTTGGACCAAACTGTCAACCGGGCCGTCAGCGGTTTGAACGCGGTCGGCCTGCAAGTTGGTCCGATATTCTGACGTTGGCGAGAAGGCATAGGTGTAGGGCGCGTTCACCAGTTGCACAGACGCAGCCGTGGCGACCGTGATCGAGTGGTTGCCCAAGATCGTGCCCGAGGGGAGAGCGTCGCCGCTCTCCGACCGGATATAGAAACTGGCGTTCGTGATCGTCGCGTTGTCGAAAATCTGCGACACGCCGTTCTGGGCGCGACCAAGGCGCTCGCGGGCAAAGACCGAACCCTTAGCTCCCACCGGGTTCGTGATGGTTTGCGAGGGAATGGTGCCTCCGGGACCGGCAGTCGCCGTGAACTGGCGCGGCGTCGGAATGGATGCGACCACAAGCGCCGGATAGTTGGCCAGCTGGTTAGAGCATCCAGTCACGCCAATGGACTGGCCCGGAACCAGTCCATGATCGGCCACCGTATCTACCGTCAGCACAGATGCAGATTGCGTGATCGAGGAAATCGCAATGTCGGCTACGGCGGCAAAAGGCGTGTCGGTGTCCACGATCTCAACCGAGAACTCTTGACCGAGCGTGGCCTGCGAGCGATGCGCGCCGAACGCCAGCTCGATTGGCATGGAAAACGTCTCGATAGTCTCCAGCGTGGTCTGGTTGCCCGCATCCCAAGGTGACTTGGAGATCGACACATATGACGCAGCCGCCGCGTTGCCCTCGACTTGCACAATATCGCCCGTGCCGACGACCCGGACAAAGTTTGCCAGCGTCGGGTCCTCGAACGCCTCGCGGAATTTGGTGGTGATGTTCGCGGGCGCGACAGGAAGCGGGTTGTCCGGCGTTACCGTCGTCAACTTAACCGGCGCGCGGCTGTGATACTTAGTGACCGACATAATCGCTCCCCGACCGAAGCAAAGGCTCGGCTTCAATGGTTACACTGGGACGGTCGGAACCCATCGTCGCGACGGCTTCAAGCCAACCTTGTCCAGTAATGGTGAAAGTGGCGGTCTTGCCTGAAATGGTGACAGGACCAGCGGAAAGGCCGTCACTGGTTATGGCCAGCGCGGTAATCGTTTCGGGATACAAAAGCTGCACGGATTGTTGCGTGGCCGAATCAGCAACCGCCACATTGCGCTTGGCGTCATAGAAGCCGCCGTAAACGGAAAGGCCACCGCGCTTGAGGATTGTTATTCGCATAGACCGGCCCTCATAGCGCCCTACAGCCTGAAAACTGTCTATTTTTTCAAACGTCGCGGCAACGCTGACAGCAGCAGGCTATCCGCGCCTCAACCGCTCTTGTCTAAATGCCTGTAGGCCGGGGGAACGTGTCGGCTGGGCGCGGATTGGGTAAGCGCCCGTCCCCGGTTCGGCTATTCAGCTATGGGGCTATCTGCGCTCTTGCCGGGGCCATTCGCCCAGCGGAAAGTATGGCAGCCCTAGACGGAACTGCTTTGCAGCCTAGTGATTGCACCTATTTCCCGATGCGTCAAGTCCTAGCGGTGCAAGGTGAGACAACCGCTAAATCTGGCGTCACGCCGCGAGCATTACAGCCGGGCGGAAACGGTCTCTAACGTCTTTCAGGTTCGCGGCCATGTGCCGAACGGCTACGGCGTGGGCATCGTCTCGGGTCTCGCCCGTGATGCGCTCAACGGTTCCCCGCCATCGTCCGCAGTTTCCGTCATTCTCGCATAGCAGGGCCTTCAATAGCTTTGCGTCTCGCGTCGTCAGCATCGTCTCGACCCATTGAACCATGCGGCTCGCGTCGATCATGCGTTGCGTGACGTTCTGGCCCGGTGCGCCTTCAACCGTTCCCCGAATGTGGTCTGGACGACGTTCTGGCGTATTGAAGCCCTGCGCCGTCGCTACATCGGTCTCATAAGCCCGAACGGCGTCAAAGGTTTCTTGAGGGATTGAGCCGCGCTCCATCAGCAGTTGGAATACGTCAATCCGCCTAGCGCGAACGATGCGCCCGGCTAGGTCTGTGGTGACCTCGGCTCCAACGGCTTTCAAGCGGTTAGCCTCCATACGGTTTTCCGCTCGCTCTTCGGCGGTGATAATCTCGCGCGGCTTAGACGGCTTCCGGCGGGCCATTAGTGAACCACCTTGCCTTCACTGACTTGAACGTCTGTCCCGGCCTTTACGGGCCTGTCCGATAGAACCACGCGCATATTCTTAGCGCCGCAAGTGTCAGCGATGATAACGGAATACTGCCCGTCTATCCGGCGGGCGCAGTTCAGGACGTGTTTTTTCATCTAGCCTTAAGCCGTAGCGGGGGCGTAGTTGCGAGAGGGATGATGCATTAGAGGGGCTTTCCGGTCAAGTTAGTATGAGCAGGGCGCGGCGGGTCCGGTGAAACCCGTTATTCCGCGCCCACTAGGCCCTCTAACTCCTAGCTGCTCAATGGGGTGTCCCGCGCCATAACCACCAGTGCGGCGCTAATGGCATAGGCAATAGCGTCTGCCGTTGTGTAGCCGTAACGGTCTTTGATGCGTTGCAGATCGGCAAGCTGGCCAGCGTCTAGCACTACCTCGACACGCTTTGCTCCTGATTGGGCTTGTCGGGAACGGGCGCGTTGAGTGCGGAGGGTGGCGGTCATCATGCCAGCGCTCCCGTGAACGGGGGCAAGCCCAGCCTAGCGTGACGGGCGGTCATCATTGGCACGAAACGGTCGCAGCAATGAGCGCAACGATCAGCGGCTGGCGTTGCCATGAACTCGTTAACGCCGACAACTTCCGAAGCCATGCATTGATAAGTCTGGCGACCGTTGCGAACGACATTGCCCCGGCTATCGACACCGAGCGAGGCGCAGGCTGTGGTTCCGTTTTTGCCTTGGCGAAGATGAATCTTGGTCATGTCGTTCTCTCCCTTTGATGCACCCTTATCCCACACCGTTTCCGGTTACGCAATAGCTCGCGTGATTATTTTTGCGCTTTTTGAAACTGGCGCATAAACGCTCCCGGCGGCTCCCCATGCTTATCAGCGATGCGGAACACTGGCATTCCAGCCTCTGCACGGTGGGCAAGCCATCGGTCACGCGCGGCCCTGCTTTTTGGACAGGCGTAGGAACGAACGGAGGTGATCGGGTCGTTCATCGTCGGTAATCTTGCTTTCTTACGGACCACGGGGTCCAGATTGTTAGCGGAGGCGTTCCGCCGCCCGGTTGTTGGCGTTCTGCGTTCGCCAGACCTCCATCTTGGCGTTCGCCGCTGCATAGCGTTGGCGGGCTGTGTAATCCGCTTTCGCTTGCGCCCCGACCTTCGTTAGATGGTCTTTGAACCGTGGCTGCGCTCTCGCCCATTGCTCTCGCTCCGTAGCTGACTTTGCGTCACTCTCGCCCATCAGTTCGGCAAGAACCGTCTTTGTCAGGGCGTCCAGATATTCATGCGCGGCGCGGTGCGCGGCCCCTGATTCATCACCAAGGACCGCCAACACGTCATGCATATCGTCGTCTGATACGAGCATTAAACCACCGTTTGCATTTCGACGACATCAAAGCCGGGAATGTCACGCCGCCCCGACGCCACGTCCGCATCCGCCAGCTTTTGCAGAAACGCATTGAACGCGGACGGGTCGCGCTTCCAGTATGCTCCGGCGGCGACTTGGGCATCCACGAGAACGGCCTTGTAAGACGTTCTCAGGGTTGCGGCCCTTCCCATACCAGACGCTTGCGGACGAGCGTTCTCAGCGTCCCTAGCGGCCTTTTGCGCGGCTTGGGCTTCCTGTATCTTTTGCTCCGCGTCCTCGCGTTCTGAAAGGTTCGCGCTCTGGGCTTGGCGCATAGCTTCCGCCGCTTCCTGAATAGCCTTCTCAGCTACCAGACGCGCGGCTTCCGCTTTAGCCTTTTGTTCGTCGTCCAGCCTTTTCAGCCACGGCGCAAGGCAAGCCTTAAGCGCCTCGACCGCTTGAACCGTCTTACCCTTGACGGCTTTCGTGTTGCCGATAAGCGGGGCATACCGGGCTTGAACCTCTGCCTTGCCTGCATCGAAAGGCTCGTTTTCCTTTACGCGCTCCGCATCCGCCGCCTTCTCCGCTTGCTGGATTTGGCGCATCAGGGTTTGCACGGCCTCGGCCTGACCCGGCGTGGTAATCGGCTCGCCGTCTGCGAAATTTTTAGCTTCCGCATAAAGGTCGTCGATACATTCGCAGATCAGGTCATAGGGCCGCGCGTTGGGGATAGGTTCAGCACTCATAGCTAAACGCCGGACGAATGAATGGCACATCGTCGTCGAGAGCAAAATCTCGCAAACTGGGCTTGCTAGAATATTCGCCACGGTCGCCACCGCCGCCCGCCGCCTTCGGAGCGCCTTGCAGGGTCACGTTATCAACGCGGACGGTCAGGTAGCTCTTGCCTTCATGCTCGCGCTTGGACAAGTCGCCACAGACCGTCACGCTTGAGCCTTTCGTCAGGTATTGCGCCAGACTGTCGCCCCGCGCTCCCCAAAGGTTGCAGTCGAAAAAGATCGTTCCCTTTTCCTTCCCAGACCGATCATCAACCGCAACGGAAAACGCCGTCACCTTGTCGCCTCCCGTTGTCGTCCGCTGTTCGGCGTCTTTGGTAATGCGTCCAGCAATCGTGATGTTTTTCATGTCGTCCTCAAGTAAAAGGGGTTGCAGTCAGGTCAGTCAGACCCTTGTAAATCTCTTCAAGTTCCACCAGCCGCTCAGGCATGGTGGCGTCTAGTTCGGCACACAGGCCGGAAGCCTTCGCCCATACTTTCGACAGATCGTCCGGCTTCGTCCGGCGCAACACATCCTCGAAGCGGTCGGCCCGTTCGGAAAGGGTCGGGGGCTTAACAGGCTCAGGCGGGGTCTCGACCACGTTCGCTTGCGCCTTGTCATAAAGCGCCAGCCCAAAGGCGTTGCCGAAGGTCATAAGCGCCCGCTTCATTGCGTCGCTCTCAGCCTCTTTGACGGCGCTTTCGTGGGCTTGGTCAACGTCCCGGTCGATGCCAGACCCGAACCCGCACCCCTCGCGGACGATAACCGTGTCACCCGCGCGAACGGTAATCCGAACGCGGGCGGTATAGCCGACGCGGAACTTTTCGTTAATCATGCGCGGCTCGCCAAGCTGGCGCATCTCGACCGTTTCGCGGTCCCATTCCGCAAAGCCGAAAATCCGATTGGCCTCCGCTATAACGTGCCACGCGGCAAGATACGAAAGCGTCTGCCCGGCTTGCTGGCGGGTGGCCACATGGGCCTTATTGAGCGGTGCCGTCAGGGCTATCCGCTGTTCATCCGAGAACGTCATTCGGCTTCCTCCTTTGCCTTGTCGTATTCTGCCAGTGCGGCTTTGCAATCGCGGGCGTATCGGGCCGCGTCTGGGCCGGGGCGAGTTTCAAACATCCGCGCCGTCATCAGGACACTGAAGCGGCTGGCCGGTTCGTAAATGCCGCCGTAGTCCATTTGTAACCGGCCTTCATGAAACCGGGCGAGGGGCCTGTCAGTCATCGGCTTGGCCTAGCGAGTGTTTATAATACGCGGCTGTTAGTCGGGTGACTGCGCTTCTCAGGCGTTCAATCTGGGCTTCATCCAGATCAGTCAGCCTTTCAACGTCACCGATTGCGACAGTGAGGGTTGAAAGGCACGGCTCGAACTTGCCGGAGTGGCGGATGGTGCGGAGGGCGTCAATAACGTCAGTCATCATGCGGCTCCCGTAATGTCAGCGGCTACGGCGAGAGCCTTGTCAGCCTTGGCTGCGGCTTCCTCCGCGCACTCTTTGACGCGGTAATAGGCGGCGCGGGCAACGACGGATTGCTGATGCTCGTGATACCTGTCCAGCTCTTCCTCAATGTAAGTTTCCCAATCGCCCACGTCGTGCTCGTAATCGTTTTCGGGGTTGAGCTTGTAGGCTTCCTCACCGATTGCGAGGCCTTCTTCGCGGAGTTCGTCAGCGTTGGCCCAGTCGCGCCCGCCGCCTTCGCCTTCGTTTTCGTATGCGTAGTCGCGATGCGCCTCCCACATATCGTCTTCGAGCTTGCAGAGTTCTTTTGACATCTTCATCACATCGCTCCCATGCGGCGGGCCGTCGAGCGAACCTCAAACCGTTCGCCCGTAATAGCTTTTGCCACGTCGCGGCGATGGTCCCAGCATCCGAAACGGACCTCGCTTGCGAATGTGTGTTCGCCTTCCGCCTCAGCCAGCGAAGCAATCCATTCGCGGCCTTCGACAATCTTTTTTTGTTCGTCAGTCATGTCGTCTCTCCCTTGTTGCCACCATAAAACACGGTGCCGGGGAGGGCGTCAAGCGATATTTGTATAACAATCCGTTTGACAGATGCGCCGCGTTTTGCCTTTATGTCGGCAGCGGGATTGGCCCGCGTGGAGACGTTAGCCATTGCCTAACCCGACCAAACCTATCGGCGTCAGGCCGAAACAGGGGACCGCCCTGCAACGCATTATCGACCGGGCGCGAGAGGATAATACGCCTCTCAGCCCTATCGTTCATCAAATGGCGGAAGCGCATGAACGCGCGGAACGTCGGAAAGCTAAAAAGGGAGAATGACCGTGCTTGCTTTTATCCGCCGCCTGTTCAGCCGCTACGGCTTTCATCGCCAGCCCGCACCGCAAAAGCGGGACGACTGGCAAGCTCACCCCTTTTATACAAGCGCGGGAGATAAAGCCCGACGTCTTGCCGAGATTGCTCGCCAGCGTAACGCATTGAAAGACGAACTGGCGAAGGTCATCAAAGCCAAAAAGGCCCGCGCTCCGATTTATGCGGCCCTTCGCGCTCTCTCGATTGAAGAGCTTAAGGTCGAGGGGCGGCGGTGATCGAGCTTCCCTTTCCAGACAAGCTGCTTTGGCCAAACGGGCGAACTCGTAGCTATTTGGCCCGATGGCAGCAGACGAAAAAGCACCGCGAATGGGCAAGGCTGGCAACGCTGGCAGCTAAGATACCGGCTCCAAACGGTCGGGTTGACTGGTCTGTGACCATACACCCAAAAACCGGCAATGTCATCGACAGAGACAACGCTCACGCCAGTCTGAAAAGCTACGCAGACGGAATTGCACAGGCCCTCGGCGTAGATGACAAACTGTTCAATACGCCGTCGCTGACGTTCGGTGAGCCGATCAAGGGCGGGCTAGTGCGGATTGTGATTGCGCCATGACCGAGAAACTAAAGGTTCTGGACCTATTCAGCGGTATTGGAGGATTTTCCCTTGGGCTTGAACGCACGGGCGGATTTAAAACCGTTGCTTTCTGTGAAATCGAACCGTTTCCCCGCGCCGTATTGGCGAAACATTGGCCCGAGGTTCCCTGCTATGAAGACGTTTGGACTCTTACGGCAGGACAGCTTGCTGCCGCCGGAATATACCCCGACGTTATCGTCGGAGGCTTCCCATGCCAGGACCTATCAACGTCGGGAAGCCGCAAGGGCCTCGACGGAGAGCGCAGCGGACTATGGAGTGAGTTCGCTCGCCTTATTGGCGAGGTTCGACCCCAATTTGTCATCGTGGAAAACAGCCCAGAGCTGCTTGATGGATGGATTGGAGACATACTCGGGCCGCTGGCCACGCTCGGGTTTGATGCGGAATGGCATTGCATACCGGCTTCCCACGTTGGCGCGCCCCATGGCCGGGACCGCGTTTGGATTATTGCCTACCCCATTGGCAAGCGACAACCGCGACAGAGGCAACTTGCTATTGCCCTCCGTGCAACGTCGGATGCGTATCGGCAAGCAAGTGGGCTTGAGCGCGCTTTTCATGAAGGCTCCGTGCCCTATGTGTGTGGAGGGCATGATGGGGTTCCCTCCTATGTGGACGAGGCTGCCTTAGCGGCCCTTGGAAACGCTGTGGTTCCTCAGATTCCCGAAATGATCGGGCGCGCGATTCTGGCTGACTTCCATGCAGCGTGAACCTGTCGAAATCCACCCGCGCAAGTCGTTTACCAAAAAGCAGCGGCTGGAGATTTTCAATCGGGCTGAGGGCCGGTGTCAGTGCGGATGCGGCAAGAAGCTACAGCCGGGCTTTCACATCGAACATCGCAACCCACTCTGGCGCGGCGGGACAAACGACATTGAGAACCTTGAGGCTTGGATTCCGGCTTGCCACGCTTCCAAAACGTCGGGCGAGGCAACCGACCGGGGCAAGGTCAATCGGCTAATCAAGAAATCAAACCCGCTGACCCGCAAGCCTAGCACGATGCAATCCCGCCCGTTCCCAAAGACTAAAACCACATGGCCTAAGAGGCCTTTTAAGGGGAGAGAGACATGACAGCGCCGATCAATTCAGCACGGAAACTCGCGCCTAACTATGGCGACGGATGGGATAACGAACAGGACGAACTCTTGCGAGTTTTGGCCTTTTCCGGGTTCTCTCGGAAGGAAGCCGCCGATCTAATGGGCCGGACCCACATGGCCATCAAAGGACGGTCTCAGGCCCTTGGGCTTCATTTTAGGCGGGACACCTATGGCGGTTTCCTTCGCCCCTATGACATCGCCCTCCCGCAAGAGAACCGTTCCCGGCTTGAGGAAAGCAGCAGACGGCTTGTCCGGGCCGTGGCGGGTGCTATCCAGCGCGGTGAAAATCTGCCCCGTGTAGCCAAATGAGACAACCCAGAGACTGGTTCACTTCCGTTCAAGATAACACGCTCCGCAAGATGAAGCGACTAGGCTTCACCCCCGCCGAGATTGGCGAGAAGCTGGGCCGGACGGAAAAGACTGTAAGGGAACGAGCGCGGGCGCTTGGCATCCCGTGGCAGAAAGACTTGGGCCGGTCGGAGCTGGCCAACAAATACCCGGACGGCTTCAACAAAGACCGCGAGACCGAGGCACGGCAACGGGTGGCAGACGAACGCTTTGTCCATGCCCTAGCCCTTGCGTTTCAGCGTGGCGACCATTTGCCAGCGCCTAAGCCCAAGCCGGTTAAGACGAGGCCGGTGCCTGCCAAGCGGAACAATTTGTTTAGCGTTTGGGAGGATTGAGAATGCGTAAGCCACCGGGACATTGGACGCCCGAGGAGGACCGTCTTCTTAAATCCGGCTCGCTTGCCAAGCGTCCTGTCGCAGACGTGGCAGAGGCGCTTAACCGGCTAGAGGAAAGCGTAATCATCCGGGCTAAGGTGATTGGCTTTCCGTTTGTGGAGGATGGTGATGCGTGAGGAGGTCATTGGTGATTGTCGGCTGATACTTGGCGATTGCCGGGACTTGCTAGAGACGCTTGAGCCAGTGGATGCGGTGGTTACCGACCCGCCTTATGGGATTGCGCTGGACACAAACAATCTTCGCTTTTCGGGCGGCAAAGGCGAAAGCGCCCGCAAGCGCGGCAAGCGCCAAGGCCCTGCGGGTGGTCGGCCTATTGCCAACGACGCGGAGCCGTTCGACCCCGCTTTCTTGCTGGCGTTGCCCGGAGACAAGATCATTTGGGGCTGGAATAATTACCCCGACGCCTTGCCGCGCGGGGCCTGCCTTGTTTGGCTCAAACGGAATGACGACGCTTTTGGTAGCTTCTTGAGCGACGCGGAACTAGCTTGGATGAGCAAAGGACACGGGGTCTATTGCCGCCGCGACCTTTCTAACGCCGGGATTGCGAACGAGCGCGTTCACCCGACCCAAAAGCCTGTCGGCCTAATGGAATGGTGCCTTGGCTTTGTGCCAAAAGCGCGGACAATCTTAGACCCGTATATGGGTAGCGGCTCAACGGGCGTTGCTTGTGTCCAGCAGGGTCGCGCGTTTGTCGGAATCGAGATTGACCCTGTTTACTATTCCGCCGCCTGCCGCCGTATCGAGGCCGCTTACAAGCAGCCCCGCCTATTTGCCGAGCCAGTTCAAAAGCCGGTTCAAGATGTTTTGATATGAAAAAGACCCGGCGCGGTATGGTTCACGCGCCGGGCCAGTCTAGCCACAACAAGGGAGGGAGAACGTCGTGGGTGCAGCTATTCTACAATTTCCCGTGAGAGAAGCAAATACGTTTGACGAGGCGTGGCTCCTGCGCGCTGGCCAGATGCGTAAGCGCGGAGACGGTCAGGACAAAACCCGCAAGCTATGGAACCGCCATGCCGCTAAAGTCGGTCAGGAGCGGCTTCTAGAGGCTTTGCGGGGGTATCTGAGGGAGAAGGAACCGACTTGCGGTTTCTGCGGCCTGAGCGTGTGGCTAAACGGCGAGAAATACGATCATTGGCTTCCGTCTGCGGAGGCTGTGGCGAAGGTTGAGCGCCCGCCCTATCCGCAACGCCCGGCGCTGATAGCGGCGCTCGGGGAGCCGTTCGTGGTTAGCTATATCGACCCGGCAACAATCCACCCTGACGGATGGATTACGCCAGCAACAGGATATGCAAAGGGGAAACTGGTTGAGAAGGGACGGGAGCTGAAAGCGGCGGGGCTTGCGGGGATTCGGTCGAAGGTTTAGGCTTCGCTGGCCTGAGCTACCGGGCGGCGGGGTGGTAGCCTGTCCTAAGCCGGACGTTTGGTCCGTCGTCACTACGCCATCAGTCCTTCGGGGTTGGTGGCGTTTTGCTGTGCGAAGCGCCCTACGGGAATCGAACCCGTGCCTCCGGTTGTCCCCGGCCTCTCTGCCACTGAGCTAAGAGTCTCCGCACAGCCCGATCAACCTACATCTAAGCGGGCTTGACGGCAACGATTTTCTGGCGCTTATTAAGGGCGAAGGGACGGAGCCGCCAAAGCCCCGTCCCTCCTAAAATCCGCGCGGCAACGCGGAGAGCCAACGCTCTTACACAAAGTAAGACAACGGCACTCCAAAGGCAACAGACGGCTTTTAGGCGACGACGTAAAACCGGGGCTTCCGGTGCGGTCCGCCAGCGCACGTCCTTGTAACTCGGCCCACTGGGGGAGTCTGCTCAAGGGCCAGCCTAGTCCGTATGACCAAAGGGCGAGCAGCGCGGTTTGAGATTGCCGCGAAAAGTAGTGGTCTGGTTTCGGTCGCTCATGGCACGAAACTGTCCGTAGGCGGGGGCTGGCTCCGAAGGGTCTGGCAACATCGTTCACGGTCACGGGACGCCTCTCGTTAGCCTTTTGGCGCGGGAGTGTCGTCCTTTGTCCGAAACCAAGGGCTTCACCAAAGGGTCTGATTGATAGATTAGGGAGTTACAGTGTCGGCTAGAGGAATCCTGACCAAGTTCGTGAACGAAAAGCTGAGAGAGAAAAACGAGTCCCTCGAAGGCAAAATATCCGACCGGGTCTATCGCGCTTTCGGCGTAAAGCTGTCTCGCTCTCAATCATGGCATTGGCTGGCAGACGAAATGCGAAAGCAGCGAAACGCCTCTGTGACTCTTCCTGCGCCAAAGGCTCGCAAAGTCAAAAAGACCAAGCGCGGCCCGTCAGTGGTGCGGACGGAGTTTTACAAAAGCGACGCGTGGAGAGCACTACGGTTTTTAGCTCTCAAAGCGTCAGACGGATGTTGCTGCCTCTGCGGTCGATCTAACCGAGGGCACGGAATCATCCTTCACGTCGATCACATCAAGCCCCGGAGCCGATACCCGGCCCTCGCTCTGACCCTGAGCAATCTTCAAGTGCTTTGCGAAGACTGCAACATGGGGAAGGGCAACAGAGACGACACTGACTGGCGATAGCGCGGGAAGGGCGAAGCTATGGGAGGACGACACGATGACCACCCAACATCACAACGCAAACAGCTTCTAAGGAGCTTATGATGACAAGCTCTCGCCAGATAGAGGAAGGGGACAAGCCTATCAGCAATGCGCGGGTTGCCGCCGAGCTACAGGCCATCGCCCTCACCATCCATATGTTCGGTTTAGAGGGGTTATCAAACATGACGGCGGGACGTGCATACAAAACGCCCGAAAACGAACACGTCAGCACCTAACCCCAATGTTTTTTAAGGGGAGGGTGGAGATAGGTGTTGACGGCCTGATTAAGCGGTGACAATGTGTCGTCATGGAAACGACGAAATATCACCGCCCCGGCGTAAGGCTGGACCCGCAAGACAAAGCCCTGCTTGATAAGCTGGTCCGCGTTTACGGCTCGGAAGCTCAAGCTGTTCGAGTAGCTATCAGGACGCTTGCCGAGCGTTACGGTGCCGTATGACGCATTCAGTTTGCGTATGTGGCGATCATGCATGGAGACCAGCTTCTCTAGGGCTTGTCGCCATCATGGATGTTTCAATCGCGCCGAAGTTTGATGCGTGGCGATTGTTCGGTCACCACAAAAAGAAAAGCAGCGGGCGCATTTATAGCCGCATCATTGCGTGTCTAGGAAAACGCAAAGGCGGAACCGGGAAGAATATTTCTCTCGGGCGCGCAATCCTAAACGCCGATGGAATCGTTGATCACATAGACAACGACCCGACTAACAACAAACTTTCCAACCTCCGGCCAGTAACGATTGCTCAAAACAACGCAAACCGAAGAGGAACATCGTTGTCTGGAGCCAAAGGCGTAACGTTTGCGAGGGGAGGATACCAAGTAGCGTGTGCCCACAAATACGTTGGTCGATTCAAAACTTTAGATGAAGCGGCGGCGGCATACCAAAAGCGAGCGGAAGAAGTCTGGGGTTCGGATTTTGTAAACACAAAACTCAACCGGACATTCTCGCTCATGACAAAAGCATCAGAACAAGAGGGAGAAGACAGATGATTGACCGTTCCGACTACGTTTGCCACCGCATGAAAGCGGCTCAGGCGACCAACCAATCCAATCGCGGGTTTGACTTCCGCCCCTCCGACGAGCCTCCGATGTGGCTTCGCGCCGTGGCCGAGGTGCTGCGCCCGCGTAGCATCATCATCCTGCTGGCCCTCGCTGGCGTCATCAGCCTGTGGTGGATGACGTGAGCGCGGGACATACGCCG